AATCTTTTACAAAGATTTTTATGAAATCTTTAAATTCTGAGAAGTCACTCACACCTGAAAATGGCAGAGTGATAGAGCTGAAATTAGGCTCTGCTTTAAATTTAAGGACACGTGTTAGACACAACAGTGTCATACACAGTCTTATTTTTGAAGTTTCACCAGAATCAATAAAGTTTCTTAGGAAATCCAATTTCTTTGGAAATCCATCCTTAGTTAGACCAATCTTGTTTGGTGAAACATATATAGGATTACCAGTCATGTATCTAGTAATAACTAGACGCATTTCTTTGTAAACCTTTATAGTTTGACCAATACCATGATTCTTTATATGAATTTCCATGGATTTAATAAATTTATTTATTATTTCCATAGATTCATCAAATTTAATTGAAGTAAATCAAGCCTTTGCAAGTAATTTTAATATTATTTGTATTAGTTTGATGTTCATTTTAAATTTGTGTTTATGTTGCCAATGAGCGCAAAAAGGGATTGTGATCATTTCTGATCATAATCTCAGTCAACTTGAAACAAGTTAACTGGATCACCTTTAGAGGCGTATCCCCCCATTGTTTAACACCAATGGGAGTGTATATTACTCATTGACAAATCTCAATTACTGAGAAACACTGAGTAAGGATGAGGGCTTAATGGATGAGGGTGAACTGCGATAGAATCCTATCGACAGTTTGGCCCTCGAAGTCCATTCCGTCAATAGTCCTTAACTTAGCATTCTCTTAAATTGATGATCTAGATCATAAAAGGCCTTTTTTACTTGCATGTCTCTCATTGTAAGATTGACATACTCGTTGACACCAAACCTCATTTCACTCCGAAACGAACGACCCATCTTAGTCATGTTTTGTAACATGATTTTTGATTTCCGTTGCCCCTTACCCATTAAGGTAGGATCACATAAAGTTAATAATTCGATGGTTTTCGAAAGATCACCAAAAGAATTATTCTTTTGTAATTCCATACTTTGCTCCTTCAATAGTGAAACACTATTTCTGAGAGCTAGGAACACGGGGTGGACAGAATACAAATCGGATGGTATCTCACCAACGGCTTCGATACTTTCACTTGTGAAAGCACGGAGCTTGTTGAGAGTTTCGTAAATGGTTCCATTAAGAACCAATGAGAGGATCCTACGAATTTCTTGTAGGACTACCTGCTCATTTGGAACTTGATAGTCATCATGGTCTTTTGACACATGTGCCAAGTAATTTCTTACTTGGTCATATGTCATAGAATCAAATGACATCATAAAATTGAAATCATTTACTATCGTTTCCAAATATCTTCTCATTTTGAAGAATTTTGGATGTTTACGGAAGAAATGGAGGGTTAAATCAACACAAGAAATAATCTGATCAGGTAGGTACATTCGTGAATATAATTCCTTAAAGGTTTGAAATACCAATAAAGGATTATTTATATTCTCTTGAAGACCTCTGATTTGGATACCTGTCACTTCTTTTCCATGGTAGAATCATCTCTTTGCAAACTCATACATAAATGATGATGTATGGGATTTGTAATCGGATAATTCTACACCAATGGATTTGATGACCTCCTTATACTTCTCTGCGAGTTTATCATTCACAATCACTATGTCATCACCTAGTAATATGTAATCTTTAGTTGGATATGATCCAATAAGATATGCACAGTACTGGACGATGAAGTGATGTGAAATTGTAAACATGGCTCAAGAGCTATATGCTCCCATAGGTTGACCAACAGAGTATTTATACATCTGTTTGTCACCTGGGTAGTAAAAGCTCTCTGAAACCATCAGTTGTTCTCAGTAATATGCATAGTCATATGATAGCATTTCTGCTAAAATTGACCTTTGCAAAATAACTGGGAAACGATCTGTTGCAGATGAAAGATCTAAGGAGTGATAGTGATTATTATCTTCGGCTTTAATACTAGGGTCTTGAGTAAATGTTCTATCTTGAGAAAAATGGTCTCTTAGTTTATTAAATAACTGATCATTCAGTGATTTTAATACTAATTGACTATAATAATCAAAAATAGCAATTACTCTTGCCTTTCCCTCTGGATCATTGACAACGGAGAGTTTTCGATTAGCAATTTCTGGTTTAACCAGTTTAATTGTTGGTCTTAGCTTTCCTAGTTGGCAAAGTGTCCAGTGGAATCCTGATAACATTCTAATGAAACATAGTTGGGTTATACCCGTCCATGATCTTAGATGTTCCAGGCTAGTCATTAAAGCGTGACCTTTGGGTCCAGCCTTATTAGTGATATAGCACAAACTAGAATCATAGCAAGGATGTTCTAACTTGAGGTTATAATCTTTTACAAAGATTTTTATGAAATCTTTAAATTCTGAGAAGTCACTCACACCTGAAAATGGCAGAGTGATAGAGCTGAAATTAGGCTCTGCTTTAAATTTAAGGACACGTGTTAGACACAACAGTGTCATACACAGTC